GCCTTGATTATAAAATGGCTGGAAAGTAAAAAATATACAGAAGGATATATAAACTTACCAATGGCAGAACGCAACGCACTACTCACAGAACTGATAGGAGGGGTGAGATGAGCAGACAGGAAACCTTTGATAATTTTTTAGCAGAACAACACGATAAACAATACCTGGGCTTTAAAGACAAGGTGATTGAAGATTATGAAAAATGGTTAGATGATTTAGATATTGATGATTGGATAAAATTAGGGGAACAATTTAGAAATAGAATGAACTCACATTGGGTGAGGGAAATCAATGGGGTGGGAAAAATATTATCTACTATTAAACATTTAGGAGTAGCAAACAGGGGAAATGCTAATCTGATACACCTATGGGATTTTGAAATTGAAGAAGTCCTAATTAGTATTTTAACCCATTCTAACAAAAAAGGTAAAAGATGATGGATTTTTATTGGAGTTGGTCAGCAGTTATAGATATTGTAATAATTCTATGTGCTTGCATATTTAATAACTATTATCTTCTTTGGCTATTATTGTTTACTGGAAATTATCACAGAAAAGCAGAAAAGAAAGGACTAACTAATGACCCCAGATGAAGTGGTGAAGATAATATCAAGTTTAGATATTGATTGCACCAATCCAACAGAAGTTTCAGAAATAAGAGTTACTCACGAAATGGCGTTAGACGCTCAAGACCTGGAAATGGAAGGGCAGATTGTAAGATATGGAAGTTGGGAACGCTGTGGTGCTTGCCCTAATTGTATGTTTAACCAAGTAAAAGCAGAAATAATAACCAACCTCCAAGACTACCAGAAGTTGAGGGAGAGGATTGATGTGGCGACTTTAGCATTTCAATTCTACTGTTTAGATTTTCCTGATATAGATAAGCAAGAACTGTTAGCAGATTGGCAAGGATATAGCGAAAGATTGCGTATGAACTATGTCATAAAAGCCCAATCAATCGTAACTTATTTACAGCAACCAACTGAACACTAATTTTAGGGGAGGAGATGAGATGAATCGGGCAGTTTGGACAAAAGCTACTTGCAAAGATTGTATGTTTCATAGCAAAGGCAGTTGTCATAAATATCCGCCAAAAACAGATAGAAAAGAAGGCGAAACCTATTATCCAAAAGTTGCTTTTTATAGAGGATTAAATATAACAGATTATATGAGTGCTTGTTCAGAATACGAACCCATAACAGAAAGGACGAACCAATGACCCCAGATGAAGTGGTGAAGATATTACAAGAATTAGTACACGCAGAAATTAACGAAGACCAAGAAGCCCTTCAATCCGCAATCTCTCTTATCCAGGACTACCAGAAGTTGAGGGAGAGGGTGAGTGTGGAAAAGATAGCTTATCAACTTTTTGCAGAAGAATTTCCACAAGAACCTTGGGCGGATTGGACAAGAAAACCACAAGGAGCAAAACAGGAATGGTTTGATACAGCCCAAGCAATCGTAACTTATTTAGGAGGAGAGAAATGAGCGTGAGAGGGAAAACAAGGATTCATATAAATTGTGATTGTGCCTCTTATTACTGGAAAAGACGCTTACCGGATTATCGTGGGATTATTAGGTGTCGTTTATGTGGAAAAAGATTAGGGATAATGGAGTGGCGTGTTTCAGAAAAATCTCCCCAACAAGAAAGGAAAATCAAATGAGCGTGAGTTTGAGAGAGGTTGAAGATAAGATTGATGACATTCTAATAATGGCTCAAATAAGTGTAAAAAGTGTAAGGCAAGCTATTATTGACAAAGTAATGCTCCTATTCCCTTCCCAACTTACAGAGGAAGAAGTGGAGAAGATATTGCCGAAGAAATGTTTGGAAGGAAATGAGTTTGACGATTTAACCCTTGATTTAGAAAAACAAAAGATATATTCAGAAGGATTTAATAAATGCAGAGAATTATGCAAGTCAGCCCTTATCGGCAAGTGTGCCACCCCAACATTTTCGGGGGGAGAGAAAAAATCAACCTGTGAATATGGATTAGATAATTGTAGCACTTGCAAACCAATTCCAGCGGAGAAGAAATGTAGCTGTACTGCTTTTCACGAAGACCCTAATTGTAAAATATGTGGAAAAAAGGCGGAGAAGAAAGAGGAGAAATGTCCTCACGGATTAGAAAGACATTATGGTTGTGATAGAAGAACTTAACCAGAACCCAAGCCTAAAGATAGGATAGTCGGAATATTAAAGCAAGATTATTCGGGGCAACATAAGGAATTAAGAGATAAAATCAACGAATTGGCGGAAGAATACGGAAAACTTATCAACTTTATTAACAACAGAAAGGAGTAGCAAATGGAAACAAGTGTAAATGAATTAAGTGTAAATGGAGTAACTTATGTTCCAAAGGGTTCACAGGAGAAGGAAATAACTGGAGATATTAAGATTGTAATTCTTCAGCGTGGCTGGATTATGGTGGGAAGGTTTGAGAAAAACGGAACAGATTGTAAACTCCACGATGCCTCAGTAATTCGGTCTTGGGGAACGACAAAAGGACTTGGAGAAATTGCTAAAAACGGAGCAACAGATAAAACTATTCTTGATAAATGTTATGGAGTAGTAGAATTTGATTATTTAACTGTTGTGGCTATGGTAACTTGCGAGGCTAAAAAATGGCAATCAAAACTGTAAACGAAGATGCTCATAGTGTAATAAATAACGGCGACGGCTACGGCTACGGCTACGGCTACGGCGACGGCTACGGCGACGGCAACGGCTACGGCTACGGCTACGGCTACGGCAACGGCTACGGCAACGGCTACGGCAACGGCGACGGCTACGGCGACGGCAACGGCTACGGCTACGGCGACGGCAACGGCGACGGCAACGGCTACGGCAACGGCTACGGCTACGGCTACGGCGACGGCAACGGCGACGGCAACGGCTGGTAATTTTTCGGCGGAAAAGAAGATTAAACCCAGCGGATAAATGAGAGGGGGGATGTAGGTGCATAGGGCGATTGGTGTAATTTTAATTATTGACGGAGTTTTATCGATGCTTTGGGTCTGGGATAAACGCAATCTATGGCAAATCGGAAGGATGGTCAGGATAGGACTCGGGGTAGTACTAATCATAACCTAAGGAGGAAGAATGAAATTATTCGACGATATGGTGATGTTGGAGTTATTGAAAGACGAGTATGAATCAGACCAGAAGGTTAGCAAGATCATTAAACCTGAGACAGTTAAAGACAAAGAAGAAGGTCCAGGTGGTGAGAGAATACCTTTCCACTATTTCAGGGTAGTAGCTATTGGACCTGACTGCGTTAAGGTTAAGGCCGGAGATAGGGTATTTCCCAAACCACCAACTCTGTATAATCCAGGAGGACTTAAGGGAGTGATTATCTGGGTTAATGGAAAGAAGGAGAGTAGATTCGTAATTAAAGAAGAAGATATAGCCGGAGTAGAATAATGTTTAATTATACCGTAGGAGAGTTTATTGATCGACTTTGTATAGTGTCTAAGAAAGCACTATGCAATTTACCTGGGGCTACCAAAGAACTTAATGAGATGATGATAGCTTGTAAGTTAGCCGGAATAGATGGAGAATTCTTTCTGGCTATAATTAGACTAGCACAGTCCAATTTATCAATTTGGGATCTTGAGCATTCCGTTCGCAATGCTTCAGAAGGTAGTATGCCATTATCTGAAGTAGGTCGAAGATCGATTATGATTCGAAATACCAATAAAATTCGAATAGAAGCCAAGAATATGATAGACAAGGGAGTAAAGGTGGAGGAGAAAATCAAGCATCTTTCAGAGGATACTTATACTAGATTTTATCGAGCCTTGAAAATAAGTTACGAAGGTAAAACTAGGGAAGAGGGTGGGGAAGGTGAATAATGAAGAACTGATAGCATTTACTTCTGAGATAAAAGAGCATTGGGAAGCCGGACGTATCCACTGCCCTTGGCATGCGTGTGGTGGAAACGAAGATCAATTAATTTCCTACTTCCAGAAAGTTAAACCGGATGACTGGGTATTCAGTACCTGGAGAAGTGCTTACCACTGGCTCCTCAAGACGAACGACGCTGATTTCCTACGTCGAAAGATTCTGGTAGAAAATAATAGCATGCATATTATAGATATTCCCAGAAAGTTCATATCTACTGCTATAGTCGGTGGTAACGTAGGTCCAGCTGTAGGAACTGCAAAAGCAATCAAACTCAAAGGAGGAACTAACTGGGTACATTGTTTTGTAGGAGATGGGGGATGTGACCAGGGTTGGTTTTGGGAAGCTTTAAGATATGCAGAAGGTTGGGATTTGCCTGTAACTTTTGTGATAGAGAACAATAATAGAAGTGTATGCACTGATGTAAAAACAAGATGGGGAAAACAAGACTATCTAAATTTCTATCCTAGACTATTTCAGTCGCATAAAGTTTGGTATTATGAATACACTCCAACATACCCACATGTGGGAACCGGACAAAGGGTGGAATTTCTATGAAGTTACCTTGGAGAATAAAACTAATTCTTCTAAAAATAAAAAGTTGGAATAATCCAAAGGAAAGACAGCTTATAGATATTGCATGGATAGCTTTTAAAGATGCAGAGGAGTTTCAAAATGACTTATAAAGACGCATTAACTTTAGAGATGGAAAAACTTGCACAGAATCCCAAGGTTAGATTCGTAGGATACAACCTTAAGTTTGGTAGCAAGTACTATGGAACACTAGCTAATATTTCTGGAGATAAGATCCTTGAAACTCCGGTGGCGGAGAATTTAATGGCGGGTTTGGCTACGGGTTTAAGTCTTGAAGGATTCTTGCCAGTGCTAATGTTTGAACGATTCGACTTCTGCCTTACTTGTGCAGACGCCCTATTTAATCATATCGGAGGCCTACAGCACTACGGATTGGTATTGCCTATGATTAT